CGACATCAGGGAGGCCTTTAATACCGTCATTGACTTTTTTTAATGCTACATCCAAACCGTTGAAGAGTTGAGATGCATCTAAACCAAGTTTTATCTGTATATCATCGGCCATTGATTCTGCGCTCCAGTTTGCGGCGTTCTTTGTGGTAAGTTATTGTATAGGCATAAGTACGGATTACATCCACACGCGGGGTATCGTAATATAGTCTTAGATACGCTGCAGGATCGCCGCCTGCAACGCCTTTGAATATCCAATATGAGCCTACAATTTCGCCAAGGTAATAAGCACTCTCATCTCCGTCCGTCTCTTCATACTCGTCATCGTCTGGATCGTTAAATACCGTCAAGTCTTCAAGATAGTACTCACATAATGCGGACTCTTCGGCATACCGTTTCACGAAAAAACTTTAGTGAGTCCAAAATACCGTCTAAGTCTTGGTTTTGCCAAAACTCGCTTGAAGCCTCGGACTGAATACCACTCAAAAGCTCAGTATTTTGCACTTTAGGCTCGTCAATCACGGCCTTTACAAACTCAAAGATTTTCGGTATGGTAGTTTCATCGACATTGATAAGCTCGAATAGATTTGCTCGGACTTTTAAATATGCAGTCTTTACAATTTCTTGGAACTCGAACTCTTGCATAATGTCCTTAAAAGCGTCTTGCCCCTTTGTTAAGTCTATCTTTTTTGCAAGGCTCTCGCGGCTAAATACCTTCTCCATAATCTCGGTTTCGGCGGCTGCTTGCGCGCCTTTAGTATTTGCAAGTTCTGAGAGAAGCGGCGTAACCTTGTCATAAAGAGCGGGGGTCAATTTTGAATAGAGTGCTACTTCGTGTGCTGTTTCGTTTAGATATAATTTCATGCTATCTCCATAGTAAAAATAAGGGGGCGGGTTTTGCCCGCCCCGTGTGTATTAGACCGCTGCGTCATTGAACCAAACTTCTTTGTATCCAATCTTTGCAGGGATTGTCACCGCTGACAAACCTGTTACCAAAGATGTCAAGAAGTAACTTGTACCGATAACAAGATCTGTATCATTATTTACAACATCGCCTGCTACTTTGGGCTTAGTGTATTTACCTGATTCTTGGTCAAACGCGCCTGAGTCTTGTGCTAATTTGCAAAGCATCAAAACAATTTTGCGCTTCTTAGGAGTAGAGTTTGTATCTACACCACCGTATACGATTTGCAAAAGTGTATCGCTTGTCGCTTGTGAAGAGTTGAACTTTGTCCCGTCTTCATATTCCCCTTGATCTGCAGTGACCGTTGTAATAGGTGCATAGTTTTCAAGGAATGAAGTGAGTGCCGGATCGTCTTCGTTTTGATCGATTGTAAAAGTCGTGCGTGTTAATGAAGTCTTGATTTTGCGCTTCATTGTATGAATTGCGGTAGCTCCTACTGTAGGTGCTGTTCCGAGTTCATTTGCTGTATAGAATACGCTAAGGTTAGCGCCGCCTACTACCATGATATTACCTCTTAGATAATTGTTTTAGATATGAAAATGTGTTAACTAAATAATCCCAGTTTCTTTGTGATTTATCGCGTGTGTATTCTCTTACCATAAGGCCTCCGTTTCGTTCTGCTTTATGCATTAAGACTTCAGTGTCTTGGCTATATCCTTTGTGGTATAGCAATATGTCAGTATCAGCTACGACCGTTCCATTCGGATCTACTTCGAGCGTCTCATGGCATATTCTTTGCCATTTGAGAAACGCGCTTCTTCTATGCAGTCGCATTGCCGGTATATTATACCTCTTTCGAATATGCGTATATTGCGGGTCAAGGTCTGCATTGCATCCTGCAATTGACAAATAAGCCGCGACCGCTTCGCTTTCGTTAAGCTCTTGGATATACGCCCAAAACTCATCTTCAGGACTTGCAAGGCGCTCATCAGAATCCATGTGCAAAATCCAGTCTCCAGCCGCATACTCATCGAGCTTATTTCTGCAATAACTGAAGTCGAAATACTCTTCGAAGTCTGGATATTCCCATGAGAGAACTATATGGTCCGAAGTACGACCGACTTCTTGAAAAACAGGCTCTTTAAGTTTTGGATTTACCGCCGTGCGAAGTGCAATGACTTCGACATTATCACTCGGCAAAGAATCCCTCCATCCTTTCAGGTCATCTCCATCCTGAAAGATTACACATGCACTTAACTTCATACATCTCCTCTGTAATATACCGTCCTAAATGTCATGAAAGATATGCCTTTCGTTTCATCGTCATTGAATGTGACCGCTTGCGCGTCGATAAAATGCACTGGCGCAAAATATGTCCTTTCGTAATCGGACTCATAGATATCGGGCTTGTAGTTTGTGAGCTTATTTTCGATAGCCTCGCATAAGTCTGCAAGAGCCTCGCGTAAGTTCGCTTTACCCGCCGTGCTATTCTTTTTTACTTGCACTCCGACAAGCAAGTACATATCCAAAGTGCCTTTATTTGCAAAGGCTGAATCGTCTTCAAGTCCAATAACCTCGCGAGCATCTGCACCTGACAAAACACCGACAAAAGGAAATTGATAGGTATTCCATTTATCTAGCATTACTTGGTCATAGACTTTGACCCCGCTCATTGTGCGAAGTCTATCTGCTATGGATTTGATCGCCGCTGATTCTCTTGCCATTGTTGTATTCCGTTTATGACTTCTTGTCTTATATTACTTGCGAATTTGCCATCATTGCGTAACTTTTCGACTGCAGGATTAAAGTACGGGCGGGCGGGTATTCTCACGCCGCCTTTCTTTTGCACGCTTAGTGCGATATTCTTAAAATACGGCTGTTTAGTCTCTGCGAATTTAGCCCAGAAGTATTTATGCATATTGCCTTTGCTTGCAATAAAGCCGCCGAACTCTTGGACTCTTGCGTATGGCAAATCGGAGCCGTATTCTGCTTCAAAATTATCACCATTTTGCAAGACTCTGAAAACATTGCCGGGCTGACCTTTCGAGAAACTGCGAAACAAATTACCTGAGTTAATCGCGAGCTTAGAACTTGTCGAAGGTGCTATTCTATCAGCCGCGCCTCTGAATTCCATATTAGTTCCGATATACGCCTGCATGACAAACGGGAGCTTATTAAGAGAGTCTGCTATGATTGGCCGTAAAATGCCCTTTAGAGCCTCTGTACTTAGCATAATTACACCGTTGGTATAACGAATTGAGCAAAGTATTTATGCCATCCTATATCGGTTTTGAGTGATTGGCTGACTGTTTGACCCGCGCCGCCTGTAGCGACGGAGTTAAGCCCGAACCAATTACCGCCTTGAGGGCTTTGCTTGTATGCAAGAGTGACCATTTCGGCTATGCCTTGCAAGATTGTGTAAGGCATAGACGCATCACTAAAGCCCGTCGTAAGCGTCGCCTTGAATTGTCCATTTGTCTTATCACGAAAGACAATATAATTAGCATACGGCTCGGCATTCCATGCATAGTTACCCGCGGTAAAGTTCGCATAAGTTGCAAACTCATTCTCGCGCCACTGCAAAGCCGTAAGAGCCGTGTTAGCATTGTAGGGGATATATTTCCATGAGTGATTAGCTTCGAGGCCGCGTTGAGCTTTTGAGGCGTAAAATTGGTAATATATCGTCCCACTACGAAGAGGCTGACCGCAATAGCCTTCAGCCTCATCATAGCAAGTTGTTATCAGGTCATCAAACCAAGTATACAGCGCCGTATCCTCGGAGGTCGGATCGCCATTAACTTCCAAATTAAGAAAGGTCATGAGAGCATTAAACGCCCTCGGATTTGCGCTTGTATATGGCATGGTTATTTACCTGTTTTCTTTATTTCTACTTTCGGCGCGGGCTTTGCATCTTTCGCCTTGCCTTGTTTAATAAGAGCCTCGGCAATCTCGGCAGGGAGAGAAGTCTCATACCCTGCCGAAACACCTTTATACGGCTCGATTAGAATTACATCTACGAGCATAAATCACCTAATTAGGTTGTTGAAGTTTTGAGAACACCGATAGCACTTGGAGCAGGGAATGCGAAAGCAACGCGCTCAACTACTTCGATACCTTTTTGATGTGTACCACCCAAACCAGTCGCACCGAAATACTCTTTGTATTCGTTTACAGTTACATCCTCGCGGATACCCATAACAGTGAACTGATTCCAATCAGCATAGAATGCAGACGCTGTATTTGCTGCTGAAGTTGGAAATAGTGCATCTGGCACTACGTGCATAGGACGGCCTGTTGGTGTGAAGTATGAATTACCTGCAAGAGCTGTTAAGCCGATTGAAGTGATTTCGATTGGACGAACCATGTCAAAGATCGGACGGCTTCCGCCTGTTTCTTTCATCAAGAATCCGAAAACTGACTGAGGCACTACAAAAGCACCATTTGCACCAACGCCAGAATTTACACCGAGGCGCAAGTTCCAAAGGTCAGTCCAAGATATTTCGCCGAATGTATCCTTACCAGAGTTATTAGCACCACCTTGGCGAACTGTTGTAGTTCCGGCGATACCAGTCAAGCCTGTAAAGTTAGGGGCATTACCATCACCATTGAAGAACTGCTTGTCTTCAGTTTCGGCAAGAGCGCGGCCAAGACCGTTTACTACATAGTCAAGAAAAGCTGGTGTAGCATCTTGAAGTTGCTCTTCAGAAACGATAGCACCTGCAACGATTTTCTTTGCAGTCATCGCTGTAGCTGTAAAGAATGAAGTTGAGTCAGTCAAAGTAAGACCAGAACCTTCAGCAACCACCGCGCCTGTAAACGCGCCACTTGATACCAAGTTTTCAGTTTTACCACGCATTGGATAGATTTTTGCGAGTGCTCGAGCGTATCCATACTGATCCGCAAAAGACATAATCTCTTCTACCCAAAACTGAGGAACTGCAGCGCCACCTTGTGAGGATGTACCAGTATTAAAGTTTGCGCGTGTGATATACTTTTCATTTGCCTTGCGTGCGATTTCATCTGCAACGCCGTCGCGGCCTTTGTGAACTGCAAGAATATAGTCAGCTACGACGCGAGCTTGGTCACGGCGTGCGTCATGATCTGCTTTGATTGTTACAAAGCCATTGTTACTTGATGGCTTTTGTGTACGAAGTTGATCTGCGACTTTGCGATCTACAACTTCTTTAAGTTGGTCTTTTGTTACGATAATGTTTTCCATTATGCAATATCCTTAGATTAAATTAATAAGATCTTCTGTTGTGAGTTTCTTAGGCATATTCAAAGTAATTGAACGGCCTGCTTCGCCGGCTACTGCAGATTTGATAATCTTGTAGCCGTTTTGAATCATATCCATACCTTCATTGATTTGCGCTTGTGTTGAAGCTGCAATTTTCTTACCTACGCGAGTTTCAGGAACCTCGAAACTAGCCTCGATGGACTCTGCAACCACTTCGACTGGGGGCTCGGCGGCGGCTGGTTCTTCGGCTACTTCGGGTGCGACTTCGCCTTGCAAAACTGCTAGCATAGGAGGAGCGCCTGCAGTAATAAAAGCGTTTACGGATGCTTCGGCTTCTTCAGGTGAAAAGCCGAGATTAATTACCTCATTAACAAACGCTTCCTTGATTGCCGGAAGAAGTTCGTCTTTGATCTTGGCTTCGATCTCTGGGGTTAACATTCTACTTTCCTTTTTGTATTTTTGAATTGAATCTTGGAGTAAAGTCTTGATTGATTTTTTAAGCAATGCTTGGCGATTTGCAGGAACTGAAACAACGCTAAATTCTACAAGCTCGGACTTTGTGTAAACAGTTACCTTTTGACCGTCGATTGTTTGCTCTTCGTATTCGTTTGGAATGATACCAACTGATACGGCCTTTACAAAACCTGCATTGATTAGCTTGTTGAGTTTCTTGCCTTCTTCAGTAATACACTCAATTTGAATTGTAGCTTCTAGGTTTTCGCCGTTCATTGCAAATCCTAAGCAGCGACCGATAGGCCACTCATCCGAGTCATGCTGTGCTAAGACTATGGGATTATTTAGATATGCTTGATAGTCGATTCCGCTTGGAACTATGATAGTCCCATAGCGGTCAACTTCAGGAGTTGATACTACAAATGTATAGAGATCATTCTCTTTCTCTTCGTAGCCTTCCTCCATTTCGTAGCCGTCCCTAAGTTGTAGGTTCAGCTCGCGTGTTATTAAATTCATATTAAACCTTTATTTTTATTGCTTTTCAACTGGGAATAATTGACATCTGCAGTTCACTGCATTTGAAGCGCTTAGACCTGATCCGAGCGGGCGCTGCGCTTTCTCGGTTTTGACTTCAATGATATTGCCTTCTTTATCGCGAACTTCAGTCACTACCGTAAAATATCCGTCGGCTCCTTGAGTCGAGCCTTCCAAAGCAGCATGAGCGGGTCTTACGCGGCCGTCTCTTTGTGTAAGCCATACCATCTCAAAACCCTCATCTTTATATACGGCGTATTGCATTCCGCTTGTCACATTTGCGGCGGTCGTATTCGCAATCGCACGCGCTCTGCTTGTTTGCAAAGAGTCGAACTTGGTATTCAAAATCTTGAATAACTCGTCTTTATCCTTACCAGCGTTTGCAGTGAGAGTCGCTTGTACTTCTTGCTTGATAACTCCGATTGAATCTCGGATTTGAGCGCTTGACTCTTCGACCAAGGCAATAACCTCAGCAGTCGGAGGCACGCCGCCCTCGATTGCAAGAGTCGCATAGAGTTCGGTAGCTACTTGATTTGCAGCATCGGCTATGATTGCATCATACTTTGCAAGCTCTTCCGGCGAAATATCTACCGTAGCCAAGGTCAACACGCCGTCATCTGCAAGCTGAAAAACTTGCTCTTTGATTTGTGCTATGATCATCTCAACTACATTCTCGAGGCTACCAGCATTCGCTTCAGTTATCCCATCAAAGTTTCTCCAAAACAAGTCTTTTGCATCGGCTGTAACAATAGGGAGCTTGGCATTTGCTCGGGTTAAGAGTTTTCGTGCCACCACGGGCGCGGGAGCGGGGTTTACGGCGCTTTGAAGAGGGACAAAACCACTTGCAATAAGCGGCGTATTGCCCTCTGGTATCGGATCATATCCGCGCTCGCCTCTTGCATCGTTTATTGTCTTAATTCCCCACTTAAGCTCGAACTCTTCTTGTCTCATATCAGCATCGGGGTCTGCATATTCATACGGTTGTGCTTGGATGAGTACATCCTCTTCCCATCTACGGAAATGGCGTGTAAATTCTTCAGCAATATAGAGCGCTTCGGGGTCTATCGTGTTTTGTCTAAAGATTGCGAATTGAACCTCTGCAGTCGCTCTGTTTTGGAATGATCCATCAAGCATTCCAGGAGGCACGCCAAAGACTTGAGCGATTTGAGCGCGTGTATCACGGCTAACCGCGTCATAACTAACTGAAAGCTCGCCTTTCGGCGGAAGTTCTAATTGCATACCACCTCCAAGCAAAGCTCGGAGCTTGTAGTCTGGTAGTTCCTCATTCCAAGCGCTTTTAAGCTTTTGCCATTCATCTTGCTCGAATCTTTCGGGGAACTTTGCAATAAGCGGCGGGACGGTATTATTAGCAAAGAGGCGTGCAAGATAAGCACTAACTTCGCGGTCGATATTCGCATATTCCAAAGCGGCTGAAACAAGACCAACGCCGAAGATATTCATACCGATTATCTCTTCAGGACGCGCGGCGGGGTGCAACTTTGCAAGGTGAATAACCTCTTTCTCTGGTATAGCTATATTGCCCTCTTGCGCTGACTGATAGACATACCCATCAATAAAGTTATTCTCGCCTTTAATGACTCGCATTCTTGTCGGATTTAATACCCACATTTGCAAGGGCACTCGGTAGCCATTTGTCGGAGTCCATATAAACGCATTGCCATTTATGCTAAGCCAGTTTTCAATATATCCGAAAACTTGCGAGCGTGTAAAATACGGATTAGGATTACTAAGTAATTCATTAGTCCAATGACCGCGACCGAGTTCTTCTTTTTCCCAATTTTGCTCTTTGTATGCATCGAACTTGATACCGCTCAAAGCATTCGCTCTATGCTGCAAGCAAGCGAAAACAGTCCCTCGAAGTGAGGCGCTTAACTCGTTACCGACTTGAGTCGCACCGATATTGCGAGAGCCACCCGACCGAATATACGGTCTGTCGTTTCTTCGCGGTGCAACTGCGCTCGCGATTCTATCTCTAAGTTGGTCAAGTAGACTCATACATATATCTGTGGAGTTTTGCGAATAGCGTTGAAGGCATAACCCAACGCGTCAATAAAGTCATCATGCTTGTCTTGTGGAGTGCCCGTAAAAGATAGCAGCTCCTCGGTAAAGTCCGGATTGATATGAGGGACATGATAAACAAGCCCTTGTTCATATCTTGCCTCGACTGGCTGAAAGCGAATAACCTTGTCTCGATCCGCTCTCACACCTACGACATTCATCTTAGTATTGCGTTTCAGCTCTTGCACCATCCAAGCTTGCGCCTGATTTGATTCGACTGCAACTACTCTTGCATTCCATCTTTGCTCGGCTGACATGATCTTACGGCCTATCTCTTGGAACTGCGCTCTAAAATGGTCGGCTTCAACAACAACTACCTCGCCATCTTTTGTCGTGCCTATTACCACGATTGCAGTATAATCTGCAGTCTCTTTTTGGCTAATTGCCAAGTCAACTCCAATGTAATACGCCGTGCATTCTTGACCGTTTGTAGTGCGTAGCCATTCGCGCTTGATCTTAGCCGCTGATCTATCGACATATTCTGCAAGAAACTCTTGCGCAAATACCAAGCTCGGTAGTAACTCTTTTTGCCTATCAACTTCGCTTATTTTGATTTGCCCGCCGTCGTATGTCGAGTAGTGGAATGATTGCCAGTCTGACATAGTCTCGGAGAGCTGATCTAATTGCCAAAAGTGATTTTTACCTTTCGGCGTTGAAAAGAAGTAAGCATCTCCTTCATAATCTGCGAGCATCGGACTAAGCACAAAGTTCCAATCGTCTTCTGCATTCGGGCAATGTGCCCACTCATCGCAAATCACTCTATGAAACTTATTACCTCTTAAGCCATCCGCTCGGTAAATACCCTGCAAAACCAATGTACTACGACCTAGTTTAATCTGGCCTTGTTTGTAAGTTGCGCCAAGCGGTGCAAAGAAATTCTGTGCTTCGGTCTCTCGTCCTGAGAGCTCGGTATATGAGGGCGCTGTATAGAGAACATACGACCCATCAACTTCCAGCATTTTCTCAAGGGCCAAAGCAAAAGCCAAATAAGACTTACCAAAGCGACGACCGCACCGAACAACATTAAAGCGCTTCCTATTCCGAAGTATCTCAAGCTGTTTATCATGCGGTTTTATCCGTATCACTGTATCCATTTTGCGAACCCCACTCAATTATCATTTTGCCTTTTTCTGCTACTTGATTATCCATGTGAGATAGCAACTCCATTAGCAGTTTCATTGCCGTAATATCCTCTTTAAGCAAGATCTTTTTATGAATCAGCATTTCGATTATATCACCAGCTACGGTTTCTTTTGTTTTGCCGGGCTTTGATAGCTCCTCGGCTGCCATCTTTGCAAGGTCTTTGACATACACGATGCTACCCTTTGGCCTACCATTTCGATTGATACGCTCGGGCTTGTCTCTAAAGCTATGTCCTTTGAGATTATCAGCGCCTGCCATAATAAACTCCCAAACCTAATCCAACACCAAGAGCACCAACAACCCATCCCCAGTTGTTCTCGGTTTTCACTTCAGTCGGTAAAGTAATTACCTTAATTGAATCAGGGCGCGGGCGGTAAACAAGTGAGAAGTGACCCTTGCGATTTGCATAGGCAAAAGCCATATTGATTGTATCGCGAGTCGCTGTAATTACGCTATCGCTTTGAGCGATAAACGAAGTATCTCCACAAGGAATAATTACAGGCTTATCAAGAAAGTAAATAGTGTCCTTAGTCTTGATAGTAACTGACTTCGTATGCACTGAGTCTCTAATCGTTACAGGGCGTTCAATTAGCTGCACTTGAGTAATTGTATCAGTTACGCGCTTTGCGCTCGTACGGCCTACGTGAAGCCCCGAAACAAAGCCGATAATAAGCAAGACTGCAAGTATTATCATTGCATTTAGTACATCATTGAATCTCATTGCACTACTCCATTCTCAATAAAGAGATTATCTACCATACCATTCTCTTGAATGATTGCAAAACCATGATTGCTATTTGAGTGTGGCATATATGCTTGTCGTAACTTGCATAGGCATCCCATTGTATATGCCTTGTAAAACTTACCGTCCAAGCTCTTGATAGATGCAAAAGAAGTACGATGCACATGACCCATAACAACATTAGCCGCGGCTTTGAGAATCAAAGCGCGGGCGGGATTTACGCCGCCTGAGACTTTCATTTCGTGACCGTGGACTATGTAGGTATTTTCTATTTTCATAAATTGCGTAGATTCGACAAAGCGTATTCCAAGATCATCAAGTTTTAGCAGTTTGCGGAAATCAATTAAACCAGCAAGCGCGTCTGCATTCTGCATTAAGTACCGCTCCAAGCGGTCTTCATGATTGCCAATTTTAAAGTAGATATTCTGGTCTTTGAATTCGGACCTCAAGCCTTCTAAAAACTGCTTTGCAAGTTCGATCTCGTTTAAGAATTTTGGCGTATCAGCGTGTTTCGGGTGCCTTGAGATTTGAGCCGAGTCTAGTATATCACCGTTTAAAATGATATTCTCTACTCGGTCTTGTTTTGCATATTGAATCGCTGCAATAAGCGCCGCTTTGTCATGGATGCCTAAGTGAATATCACTGAAGACCGCCGTCTTACCTTGGATGCGCAAAACGGGTAAAACCTCCTCGCGTCCATCTTCAAAGGTATTTAGCCAATCAGGAACTACTTCGGGCTTGTCTTCAGGGCTCGGCTCAAAGCCTTTGCCTATCCGATAGTTAAGCACCGCCGTGTACTCTTCATGGTTTAAGCGGGGTCTGTATTGACTCACTTGGTAGGAATCCCGTACTTTTCTAAAAGAGCCTGCAATAATTGCTGCTCTGGATTAAGTTCTGTTTGCTCTGGTGCGGGAAATTTTGCAGACCACTCGGCTTCGTGCTCTTCAGTGCAAGGCACTGCATTACATCCATTAGGCCATTGAATTTCAGAAACACCGTCCCATAAAACTATATTTTCGACTTCATTATTAGCATTAATTAAAGCGTATTTCATGTTATCCCTCACTTACAACAATTACTAAACCACCACCACCATTACCGCCTGCTCCGGAATTATGACCGTTATCTGAAGCAGCGCCGCCACCGCCACCAGCACCATATCCACCATTGCCACCAGCACCAGTTGCTTGTCCAGTTTTATACGATCCGCCGCCGCCTGCAGAGCCGAAATATAAAAACCCTGCTTGATTATTATCGCCATTGCCACCATTACCGCCATTAGACCCTCGGCTTCCATAATTCCAATTAGAAGCAGGCTTGCTTGCCATCCAATTTGCAGGCCTATGTCTACCACCTTCGGACATTGCTGTTGAATTAGCTGCAGCTCCTCCTCCTCCTCCTCCAGATAAGCTAATAAAAGCTGGTCTATCTGAAGTAAAATCACTGCCATTAGTGCTCGTACCGGTCAGACCATTGCCAACAGGAACTTGATAATAATTTACAGGTTGAGGAGAAGTACCGCCCCCTGCAGTTGAGGAAGTGCCTCCGCCTGAACCGCCACTTGGCCTATCACTTTCTATAATATTTTGGAAAGTACCTAATCCTGATATACCTCCATTTGATCCATTTGCGCCACTAGTATCATCAGTAGTGCGACTTGCGCCACCATTTCCACCTGCTCCAACAGTAACGGATTCAGTACTACCAAGTGCAGAAGCTTCAAGAGTAATGCTGTAATAACTTGCTGCACCACCACCGCCTCCTCCACATCTTATAGCAGTTGTAGCTCCTCTTCTTCCAGACCCTCCACCAGCGCCACCTGATAAAGAATAAACTGTTACTCTTTTGGCAAAAGAGGGTTTAGTCCATGTCCCCGAACTAGTAAAAGTATCTATTTGGATTTGATATCCACCACCACCACCGCTCGCAGCCAAAGTAGTGCCCGTCATTGTTAGGCCCGTGCCGAGTGTTATCTCTTGCACATCACCAGAACCTGAATCACCACGGCCCAAAAGTTTTGAAGCGGCTGATACATTCTGAATTTTTGCATAAGTTACCGCGTCATTATCTACAGTCCAAGTAGCACCCGAACTAGAGACGGTAATATCGCCCTTGTCTCCATCGGTTACACCACCACCGCCCGCCGTAGCCCAAGATAAAGTACCACTACCATTGGTGCTTAATACTTGACCATTTGACCCGCCTGCAATGGATAGCTTAGTAAGATTCGTATTGATTGTATTGCTTGTCCCGATTGTCTTTGAATCAAACGAGTTAGGCAATTGGCCGTTATTTAGTTTTGTTGTTGGCATCTTATCACTTCAAATAATCAGCAATTAAAACATCTCCGCTAATTGGAGCCGTAGCCATCGTGATCGTATTGGTTGATATCGTGTAATCATTTCCCGCTCCGCTTCGAAGTCTCATTCCGTTCAAATGCAAACGCAAAGTCCCTGCAGTCGGTGTATCGGGCAAAGTGTAAGCCGTATTCGAGCCGTCGATATTTCCGCTTGGTATGACTTCAGTTGCAAAGTTGCTTGGATTTAAAGTTCCTGACTCATCTTGCACATAAGTGACCGCCGTAGAACCAAGCGTTCCGCCTGAATTTGAAGTGCAATAAAATCTCTTATCGCCATAAGTCGTACCCGCGTCCACATGGACAAAAGAGCCTGTAAGCTCGTCCCATGCGTCCGAATCAGTTGCACGAGTTAAAGCGCTTGATGATCCGTTAAAAACATAGATACCGTTTTGGCTTTGAGTAGATTGCTGCCATACCAAAAGGCGCTGACCGCTTGTAAGTTGGTGACCGTCGAAAGTATCCGTTCCGGGATTGCTTATGGTGATATTCGCAGTCGTAGCCGCGTGGACATTGCGATACTTGTAAGCACTTGACAAGCCTGCTATTTGCGTATCTACATATCCTTTTGTTGCAGCATCGCCTGAGTCAGTCGGAGTTGCAATGGTCGTAAGCTTGTTGTTACCCATTGACTGAGCACCCGTAAACGCTACGCTCCCATCCTTTTTGACAAAGTTCGCGCCGTCTGCTAATTTACTCGAATCTATTGCAGCGCCCGCAGCTACTTTCGCGTTGGTTATCGCACCATCGCGTATCTGGCGGCCTGCTATTGTGGTCTCTGGCATCGTATTATCCTAGTTTGTAATGTATTCGTATAACATCACCAACGACAGGCGAAACATTCAAAGTTATTGTCGTCGATCCGCTTGTCGTATAATCGTTTGTAAGCACTTGCAATACGCCATTAATGAAGACTTGCAAAGAGTTAGGGACAAAGTTCTGCAATGATGTGAAAGTCGCATTTGAGCCGTTGATATTTCCCGTCGGAGTTTCATTCCAGATGAAAACCGCCGCGCCTGAGTTGATCGTAGCACCGACTGAAACTCGGACAACTTCAGGAAGCGCCGTAATGACTACATTGTTAGTACTCATGAAGTCACCGTATCGATAATATCCAAATCACCACCAAGCCAATACTTCGTATCACCGCCAAGCCATTCGATTTTTACATCATACACAAGTCCCTTTTGCGGAGTTAAAGCAAGGCTTGTAGCTCCCGGCAAAGAGATTGAAAACTTGCCACCGCTTGCAGGGGATTGTATTGTCGTATTGAAAGTAAAGAGCGTCGCATTCGTAGCCTTTACTCTGCATTGAGCGGTCAAAGTCGCATTCACCAAAGTAATAGCCGCGCCATCCGCGTCTTTCAATTCAACTGCAAGTGAGAAAGTCTCACCTCGGTAAATTGCTATATTGAATCTATCTCTTCTCATGGCTTATCCGTAAATAGCTTTGCAATGAAAGACCCACCAACCGCGAAGCTTAACAGCGTAATCGCCAAGGCTATGTTATCGCGTAAATAGGCAAAACCGCAGCCGGCAATGCCAGCGGCGGCTAAAGCACTAGACACTCTGCGAATCTTTGCAGGCGTAGGCTCGTTCCAATATTTAAAGCCAAAATGCAAACTCACTTGTTAAGCCCTGCAATTATGGAGTAGATCTGATCAAGTCTTGAGTGAACCAAAGCAAACTGCTTGTCTATCGATTCAGCTTGCTCTTTCTCGGTCTTTTCCAAGTTAGCCACGCGGTGCTCTAAAGTAGCAGTATTGAATACGTGCTTTGCCGTTTTCTCTATAACATCTGCAATTTGTTTTGCGTGTTGCAAGCGTTCCCTATTCATGAATCTGAAGAACATAATAACAATCGTTACCGTACTTACCAGAGTTGCTAGAACATTGCGCAAGAGTTCACTAAATATATCCATTGTATCTATCTTAAAACAAGGGCTTCCCGAAAGAAGCCCTCGCGGAGTGAAGGCATGAGATAAGGAGTGCCTATGTTGGCAAAACAAATATAAGCACAACCAAAAGGGACTTAGAAATTTTATTTTTAATAAATCACAAAGTCCGTAATCCTGAAGTATGAGGTAGGGTTAATTACTCGCGTCCGTGCCCAAACGCCATCACCGTCATGCTGAGAGCCTCCAAGCCCCGAGCTTGTATTTCCCTCTACAGTCGTGCCTTTTTTCCCTTGCCATTTATCTACTATCCCTGCATGACCAAAGGGAGTAGTTCCCCTTCGCCATACAATGATCGTGCCCGGTGGTAGTGTCATGTTTTCAGCAATGACCTTCGTAGCCTTTATGGTCTTATTCCGAGTAGCAAAGTGCCTAGCAAGTCCCGATCCCGTGAACGGCAAGCCTTTGACCCCTGCAGAGTCTAAGCAAAAGTTCACGAAACTTGCACACCATTGAGCGCCTCTCGGGCTCTTGGTCGAAGCTTGAAAGCGGCGAACCCAGTAGCCGCCGTTATTGCCCTCTTCTTTCGTTCCGATAAAGCCCTTGGCAATTAAGAGAACCTTAGGACTGACTGAAGCAGAGAGCGGCTGTAATGATGTTAGCAGACAAGTAAAGAGCGTAAGCGACAGGATTTTGTGCGATAATTTCACGAGTATTTACCTCCTTGATTAAGTACGAATCCACAAACCACGCCGCCCCCACTGCAAGTGCATACTTGCTAAGACCGACCGCGAATGTGCTAAAACTCCCATCTCCCACGCCTAAGGTCGCACCAAGTGCAATTACTGATAATGCGACCAAAGGGACAAAGGTCTTCAATGCATCCATTGTGATTATTCCTAAATAGAAACTAAAATACGTCTAAGCTGTGGATTAAATCGCTTAGACTCTAGTATTGTATATTGCGTTGTTTTAATTCCGCTCTTGGCTTCAGTATCCAAAAGCGATTCTTTGAACTTAGTCCAGTTTTCCTCTTGCCATTTGTCATAGTTCTCACGGTCATGATCATCACTGTAGAACCAGCCCTCCCTTCTTGCAAAGCCCGTCAATACGCATCTCCAATATAGATCGTCATCGTCAACAGCCCAACCCCAGTATTCATTGGAGTAGCCGTTTATTTTGCGGTAACTATCTTTGTCAAATAGCGTCACTCCACCAAAGTAAGCACGGTAAGGCATATCCCATTCGTATTGCTCTACATACCTTGCCAAGTGTGTCGGCGTAAAGACTGGTGAATAGTCTGCATCTTTTGCGTACATATCCACGTCGTGAAAGCAAAAGTAATCAGCGTGCTGAGACTCTAGAAATCCTATGTTTTTCATCATGCCAGTATTGAATAGCTTGCCCTCTTCTTGCTCTACAATCGTTATGCCAAACTCCAAGCCTTGAGCCTCAAGTACTTTGAATAAGTGAGGTATCTGTTTGCGGATGTGAGCCTCGCGGTTCCGGTAGGGAATAATTACTTCAAGTCTCATGTAATTCTCCGCTTGTTAGTGATTCCCATTTGTTAAGTGAGTATCTTGCATTCGACTGAATGAAGTACGGCTTGCGAACTGCATAGACATTAAAGTTCTCTTGAATATGTCCAAGCATGACATCAAGTGGAACTTGCTCTTCGTAAATTGCTACTCTGATTGCATTCTCTGCATAGGCTTTGAATCTTGGACTAAGATATAGTATAGCATGAGCCGCCGCTAAGCCTGTAACCTTTACCAAATTCTCACTAAAGGCCTTGACCGTAGTCTTTGGATTAGCATGACTCCAACCAAGGTAAATAGCATCCGCGCCGTGTGGAATATCTATCTCTTCGCAGTAGTGTTCAGTCACTTGAGCGTCATCCTCGAATATCAGCAAGGGTGCATCGCCTGACTGAAGTGCATCGATATGAGACTGGCCACATCCGACAAAGTGCTTGTCAAAGCGCGTGTCTTGAGGAGCCGGTATAGTCTTTGCGCTTATCCTTCTAGTCTTATTCATGCCAAGCATACCAAACTGGCGCTCCATCTCTATTCGATTATCAAGAGCCGTATCTAAGTTGATATACCTAACCTCGCACTCGGATAGTCTCATTCTAAGTTCTCCAAGATGTAGAATTCCGCTTTTACCATCGCATCATTCAGACTCATATTACGGAATCTAAGCTCCAAAGCGTATCGGCCTGTTATCTTGTTGGTTAACTTCAGCTTCCATCCCGAACCCGCGAGAAACAGGCGCGCCTCGTAAGGCACGCCGTTTTTCATGATCTCGGTCTTGAAGTCTTTGTCTTTGAGTTCCTCCCAGTCAAGAGTAGGCATCTCATCAAAGCTATCGTCAAAATGGTATAGCATCGGGAACCTCTACAGGCGCGGGCTTGTTTTCGTAAATCTTCGCGAGCTTGATACTTGTTATGTATCCTATCCCGCCGTCTTTCCTTGTGTATTCCTTACCACCGACAAAGCCCTCTGCAATTACTTGAGTACCAACTGGATACCCTCGCATGAGTTCGACCTTGTCATTAATCGCCTCGAACTTGATAAATTCAGGATACTTGCTTGTCGAATCCTTTACCACGATCTCCGCTTTGGTGAACTTATCGGAATACTTAACAGGCGCTCCGACATACACTACCTCTCCGCTAATCTCAATCTTTGCCATTCTCTTCACTCCTAGAAATGTATAACCATGACTTGCCGATAATTTGCAAGTCCGTAAAATATGTGTCTACTGCTTGTTTTACTGTTTCATGCGTCGTATAATCGTGACCGCCAATCATTCCGCCCGGCTTGAGTTTCGGTAGCCATATCTCAATATCTACGCAAACAGAGTCGTAGTCATGTGAGCCGTCAATAAAGATGAAGTCAACGCTTCGCTTCTTGAAATTCTTAGACGCTTGCGCGCTTGTCATGTCGTAGGTTTTGATCACCTTGCTAACAGGCTCTATATTTGCATGATATTCCGTTCGTAATTCGCCACTTTGGCATTTAAAGTCGTAAAAGTCACTCACGGGATTCCGATGTTCTTCAGAGCCTAAGAAGTGATCTACTGCATAGTAGGTGATTGCCTTTCCACTATTCAGTATCTCAACGCCCGCGTAAGCGGCGCTCTTGCCTTTCCAAGCTCCGATCTCTACAAACTTAGCGCCGTCTTCGGCTTTGTCTATGGCTAGCTTAATTATCTCTTCGTAGTCAAACCAGCCGTGAATGTTTTGGTAGTAATGATTCATAAGTGTAATATACTCAAATATCTATGGACTTTACAAACTCTTCGAAATTTCTTATTATGCAATATCGATACCCCGCCGCTTCGACTTGGCTTTGCCACCACTTTTGGCGGTCTGTTTGGCGACCCGTCGCAGTCTTGAACTCCAAGAATATCGGACCGCTCTTCGATAGGTAAGTCATATCAGCTACTCCCGATATCATACCCATCACCTTAAGCTGAGCGCCTTGCCTCGCGTCGCGGGGGTTATTGTGATTCATGTACAAAAGCCCGCGCTCTCTTGGGCAATTATTCCAATGCCAAGTAAAGCAGTGCGCTTGTAATTGTTGCTCAGTCATTTAACAAATAATCCATCATTGCGTAAAACTTCGGACTCCATCTTAGTAACTCTGCAAGCCAAGCGAATAGCATAATACGAGCCGTATCGTGAGACACGCCGTATTCCATGACTATGTCATCGATCATATCGTTAAGCCATTGCTCGGTTGTCATCTCAAGTGTCCTGTTCTATCTTTGTGGTAATATAACCATCCTTTTTTATATCCCATGGCATCTCGGTAATTCTCTGCATCTTCCATGGTCTTACAGCATTTATGCAATACCCAAAAAGCACTTACCTTCTTTGCCTTGGTTAACAAAGCCCAATCCTTTGCATCTGAATTTACAGCCTTGCGCCTTGCTTCCCATTTTTCTAGCATCACATATTCTCGGATCTTCTCGTCATCGCTCTTCTCGAATGGCAATCCACACCATGCACAATCTTTTGCGCTTATGTGATTCATGCTCTCACATTGTGGACAATGCTTCATCGGAGGAACGCCTGGAGTCTTCTTCTTTATCTTCTCGTCTAAACTCCACTCTCTATCTGCATCCCATAATCCGAACCGTGCTAAGTTATTACCAAAGTCAAGGACTCTGAAATCTTTTTTGTTTTCGGTAGTTCGAGATCCGCGTCCAATCATTTGCAAATATAATGCAAGACTTTTAGTTGCACGGTATAAAATAACTGTCTCTACTGTAGGTTCATCAAACCCCGTTGTAAAAAGCCCTACATTCACTAAAAACGATCCAGGCGTCTCTTTATACCACTTTAATGTATTTCGCCTTTCCTCGCGGCTTGCAGATGCGTCTAAGCTCTTTGCTTGATAACCTGCTTTCTGTATTTCTTGCAATACTTCATCTGCACTGGCTAAGTTAGGGGCAAATAGCAAAGCCTTTGTCCCATTCGCGTGCTTCTTGTAATTATCCACTACTCCCTTGTATAACTCGGTAGTTTGGTAGTGCCTTGCCAAAGCATCCATGTCGAAGTCTCCACCTTTCGTGCCTATGTTCTTCAAATCCACTCGGACTGAATAATAGTGAGGATTCGCAAGATAGCCTTCATCTACCAAGTGTGTTATGCTAGCAGCTTCGACAATGTGTGTATAAATATCTTTTAATGCCTTGCCGGTTGTATCCCTTACCGGAGTAGCCGTCGCTCCAAGTATCATTGCATTTTCAGGTAATCGAGCTACGATCTTATCGAATGTCCGCTTATGACATTCATCGAATATGAATAAGTCCACGCTGTTTAGTAGTTCGCTGTAGATCCGCTGTTCAGCTCGGCGGTATATCGTCTCGATCATAGCCACAAAGATACGCTGGCTTGAGTTAACTCTGGTAGTCTCGGCTGTAATGAGCTCGGGAACGATAGCAAGGTTATTAAGCGCCCCGCCTGCTTGCCATAGCAGCTCGCCTCGGTCGGTCAAGATCATGACTCTTTTGCCTTTCTGCAATGCGCTTTGTGCAATAGCAGAGAACATTATTGTCTTACCAGCTCCAGTCGGAGCGCAAAGAATTACTTTTTTATGGCCATCAGCATAGGCTTGTCGAAGGTTTTGGATAGCAATTTCTTGGTATGGTCTAAGTGAAATCATAGGCGTCTCCAGTGTCTCCAGATCGTCTCCGGTAAAATAAGTTACTGGAGACGGTTTAAATTGTTTGATTTCAATGGTTTAGAAAGAAGTGTATTCAGTTAACAGTAATATTGTAAAATAACTTTTATAGAAAATATACATACACACACATACGCACGCACTCACACACATCACGTATACTCTCAAAGTGCTTT